ATGATAAGGGTGATTTCTATATTGGAAACACTAAGATTTCATCTGACTCTGGTGAGCAAGTAACATTTGATATTCCAGTTCCAACTGTAACGGGTGAAGATCCAAGTACACTTAGTGTTGTATTTGATGAGGTAATCATTAAAGATAGATTACTTGTTGAGGGTGGAAGTTCTAATACAATTCTATCTCAGTTTAATGGACCTGTAACATTCAACGGTAATGTAAGATTCAACAAGGATCTTAAAGTTGCAACTAACTTAACTGTTGATGGTATAGTTAAATTTAATAATGAAACGGTAGCATCATCTACTTGTGGTGTAACTCCTACAGGATCATTAGTTGTTAAAGGTGGAGTTTCTATTGGTGATAAGGTAACTAGTACTGGTGCAGTATCCTTAAATGTACTAGATGGTATTGTTAGAATTTGTGAAAATGCTGCATCAACCAGTTCTACTACAGGTGCTTTAATAATTGGTGGTGGTGTTGGTATTGCTGGTGATCTGAATGTTGGTGCTAAAGCATCTTTCGGTCAAAATGTAACATTTAATGGTGGATTGCATTTACCAAGTGGTATTCAGATAAGTTTTGGTGGACCAGATGCTACTGATCCGCTAGGAACTATTCAGCATGATGCTCCAGGTGATAATTTTAGACTTACCGCAAGGGGTGATACTACTGATGTTTACTTACAAAGTAATTCAAGAGTTGTTATTGGTGATAAAGAGAATACGGAGCAAGGTTTCGTTTACAATAAGGGTGCTAGCTCAGCAGTATATTATGGTGGATTAAAGAAACTTGAAACTCTTAATACTGGTGTTAAGATTACTGGTGACTTAGATGTTACTGGTGATATTACTGCTTACTCAACTTCTGATGCAAGATTGAAGAATGATGTTAAACCAATACAAGATTCTCTTGCTAAGGTTAAATCAATTTCAGGTAATACCTTTACTTGGAATGAGGCATCTAAGAAAGAGGGACAGGAAGATACTGGTGTGATTGCACAAGAAATTTCTGCTATCGGATTACCTGGCACAGTAATCATCAGAGAAGATGGAACCTATGCTGTTGATTATGAGAAGTTAGTTCCACTTCTACTAGAAGCAATCAAGGAATTATCTAATAAGGTTGATACCTTATCATAATAAATAACTAAAAAATAATATTAATGGCTAATATTAAGAAGACGTTTAATTTCCGTAATGGTGTTCAGGTTGATGATGACAATCTGATCGTAAACCAAACGGGTCTGGTTGGTATCGGAACTACTGTTCCAACTGAGGCTTTAGATGTCCGAGGAAAAGTTAAAGTTCTTGCAGATCCTAATGTTGCTGGATCAGGAGAGATTAATGCAACTACAGGTATAATTACATCTTTAACTGTAACCAATTTAACTGTTAGTGGAAATGATTATTCTGGTGGTGTAATTGGTGTTGGTATTAGTGTTGGAACAGCAGGTATTATAACTGCAACTGAGCCATCTGGTATTGTTACTTATTATGGTGATGGTAAAGAATTATTGAATCTACCCACATCACAGTGGATAGATAAGGACGTAGGATTAGGATATACAAGTATATACGCTCAAGGTGGCGTAGGTGTGGGGACAGTAGATCCTCGTTTTACCTTCCAAGTTAGTGGAAATAATGACTTAACTAACTTTGAAGAAGGTGTAGGTATTAATGATAAGGGTGGTGTTGTAGCAACTGGTGTTATTACTGCTACTACATTTAAGGGACATGTTGATGGATCTGTATCTAGTGGATTAGCAACTATTACACAGTTACAGTCTACAAATGCAAATGTTACGGGTGTAGTTACTGCTACTGAATTTAAAGGAGATGTTACTGGTGATGTAGTTAGTGGTGTATCAACAATCACTACCTTACAATCAACCACGATAAATGCAGGTCTTATAAACGCTACTGGTGCAGGATTTACTGGTGCTTTATCAGGCGATGTTACTGGACACGTTACTGGTAATGTTGATGGTAATATTAATGCGGTAACAGGTATTTCAACACTTAATATACTTAAGATACTTGGAACTATTGATGGTGATACTGTTTCTGGTATTCTTACTACTGGAAGATTAACTTCTGCTAGTTCAACTATAGGTGTAGCAACAGCAGCATCATTAAATGTTCAAGGCAAATTGGGAGTTGGTATCAATAATCCAATAGGTGATATTCAGGTATACAAGTCAGGAATTTCTACTGTTAATATTGTTGGTGAAGAGTATGCTGTTTTACAGTTAGGTCAAAGAGATTCGATTGGTATTGGAGCAAGCACAGCACAGTTTAAGTTTGGTGAAACCAGTCAAGAACTTGATATTATTAATGGAGATCCTGGTAGTATCAATAGTATTATTCATGGTGGTGGATCTGCTGGTATTAATACTGGATCATTTAACTGGATATATGGTGTAAATAACAGTACACTAATGTCACTAGACTATACTGGAAAGTTGGGTGTTAATAAACCTGATCCAGAATATCCTTTAGATGTAAGTGGTATTGGAACATTCTCAAGTGATGTTTATGTAAGAAATTCTTTAGATGTTGGTGTTTTACTGACTGTTGGTGGTAATGCAAATGTCGCTGGAACATTAGGAGTTACCAGTAGTGTGACTATTGGTGGAGATTTAAATGTTACTGGAGTATTTAATTATCCTTCAGATGTTCCTGCTGATAGATTGCCAGAAGAAATTGATGTTAGAATATCTTCTGCTGGAGTATCTACATTCTTAGGTGGTGTTAATCTTGGAGCAGTTCAAGTTGGTGGATTAAATGGAGTTATCTCTGGTGTATCTACGATTGGAATCTTAACTTCTGCTGAAAATATTCCATTAGCTATGGGTGTTTATTCACCAACAGCAAATGCATCTTTCAATAGATTGGGTGTTGGTAATACCAATCCTATAAATGCGTTGGATGTTACTGGTACTATTCAAGCAACTCAATATCTTGGAGTTGGTAATCAACCAATAGGTGCTGCGGTTGACTTCTCTAATGCTGGTAGGGGACTTACTGTACCATCTTTACAGAATAGAAACTTTATGCTTCCACCAAAAGTTACCACAACTGAAAGAGGTAACTTAGCAGGATTAGCTGCTGGTGCAATAATATACAATACTACTACAAACAAACTTCAAGTTTATAATGGATCTTCGTGGCAGAATCTTCACTAAGGAATAGTTAATGGGAATTAGTGTAACCAAGGCAGGACCATATTTTGGTTCAGGTGAAATAAAGTTTAGTCAATTAAGATCTAACTTTAAGGAAACTGGTAGTGGACCTGTTTCTGCTTCAGAACTTTTTAGAAATACAAATCCATATGATAGAGAACCTATAACACCAGATTCTACTGAGAATGATCAAATAGCATCTGATCCATTTCCAGTGAGTGTGACTTGGACTACAACTTACGGACCAGCATATATTTCTGGGCAAAATTATGTGGAGGCGATGCCATATAGTACAGATTACCCTAGAGGTTCTTTTGACTATTATTTTGGTGGTGTTAAAGTAGGGACACTTGATCTTGAAACTGCATCCAATACTTACATAGAACTTGGTGATATTAGGTATGATTCACATACTCAACAGCCAGCAGAATGGACTGTTATTGATCCTATGAGTCATATCTCTGGTCAAAATTATGTAGAAGCTACAACACCTATTGCTGGACAATTTCCTGCAGGAACTTTTGAATATTATTGGGATGGTGTTCTTCAAGGAGTTCTTAATATTCAAGGTGCTACTGTTGATTATGTTGAGGTCACTAATCAATATGGTAGTTTTAGATTTAGAGGTGGAACATTACAAGCGGATGGAACATATTCAATCGAAAGATCCAAATTAACACAAAATTTTTATTCAATATCAAAAATAGAACGCACGATTGGTACTGGTGGTAGTGGTCCTTTCAGATATTCTGGTGTAGGTAAGAATTTAAAAGCATCACAATTTAGAAATTCTATTAAGAGATATACTGCTAATCAATCTGGTAATGATCAATTCTTAGATATGGGTCTGAAGAGTGGTTCAGGTGGAATTGATTGGGATGGTACTAATAACTTAGATGCTTCTGGTGTTGGTGGAAATTATCAAAGAAATGTACAGAAGATAATTAATATAACTGGTATATGTTATTCTGATGATGAAGGAACTAATGGTGCTGTAGGTGGTGGTGGAAGAGGGCATACTAAAAAGCCTGCTGCTAAGTTGGTTATGCCTAATCCATTAAAAGCTTTGAATACAAGGCTTCATGTTAGTGGTGGAATATATGGAGCTGGTGGTAAAGGTGGTTATTTTGGTCCTACTCATGCTCCTCAAGATGAATCTGATCCAGGTAAAGATGGTGGACCAGCATTATCAATATCACATGAAGGTATAGAAAGTATAACTTATATTCATGTTGAAGGTGGTAAGATATATGGTGGTGGTGGCGGTGGAGAACAAGGAATACAAGGAGAGTGGCCTGTTGCAGCTGGTATATGTGATTTAGGTGGATATACAAGTTGTTCTGGTGGTGGAACAGTTTGTACTACTGGTGGTGGATATGTAGCTGGATATGATGAAGGATGTCATGGTAGTGGTAGTGGTGGAAGTTGTGCTCCAGGAGAAATAAGTGCTAGTTTACACATAGCAACATTACCTTGTCCTGGTGGTAGTGGATATGGAACTATATCTGCTGTCTTCTGTTATACACAAACTTGTGTTACAACTCCACGTACTTGTAGTTACACTTCATATGGTAGTTATACCTCAACTTTACCAGTTCAAGGTAGAGGTGGTGCTGGTGGTAATGGTGCTGCTGGTGTTCCTGGATCACCTAATTATCAAGCTCAAAGTAGTGGAAGTGCTGGAACACAAGATGTAGATGCTAAATGTAATTCTGGTGGAACATTAGGAGGTGCTAAGAACTCAAGTCCAGGTGGTACTGGTGAAGATGGTGGACAACATGGTTCTCCTGGTGGTTCTAATGCTGGTAAGAGTCCTGCTGCTAGTGGATTAGCACAAGGAGAAGGTGGTGGTAAAGGTGGAGCTGCTGTATGTGGTCAATACTTTAAGACACCATTATTAGGAAATACTGGATCAAGTAATGTTAGAGGTACTATTGGAAATCAGTGTGATGGAACAAATTCACCACCTATTATCGTTCCTAATGCACCAACTGTTACTATGGGTGATGTTAATTATATTAGGTTTAATTATCCTGATGCGGATGGTACACAGACTCAAACTCTAAATGTAACTGGTACTGTATCTGCTAAGTTTGCTCATATGTGGAATGATAAGAATGATTATGGACGTGGGATGGATGGAATAAAGATATACAAACCAGACGGATCAGTTTTATGGAGTAGTGTTTTTAATGTTGATTTCTCAGACCCAGGAAGTGGGATACCAAGAACATATTACTCTCCTCAACTTACTATAACTGAAGGGATATATCCTGTTGAATTTATTAACTTACATCCAAGAAATCAAGCTGGAACTGATTCAAATGGAAGACCTTATCTTAAAGCAGATCATTTATTAGAAATAGGTCAGAAGATGTTTTTCGTAGATGGTCATGAAGGTGATAGAAACCAAGAGGTTTATATATTACCTAATGGAACTGATACTCTTTGGCAGAAATCTTATATAACAGGAACTCATGGTTCTGCTAGTGCTGCTAATAATTGGGCAGGAGATACTTCATCTGACTATGTTGGTATGAACCAGTATTGGTCAGCATTTATGCGTAGATTAGCATACTGGGAAAATAATAGTGATCCAAAGACTCAAAGTGGTGCTGAACCTGGTTTCTTCCAAGCTTGGTCTTTCAACCCACCAATAACTAGGGGTGTTAACGAATATAGACTCAGAGCTCAGTCTGATAATGATTGTATATTTTATATAGATCAGATGTTTAAGATTGGAGAAACAACAAAATATGATAGTAGTGGAAGTAGTGAATTAGATATACCTATAAATTATGCTTTTTCAAATGGAACTAACGCATCAGTTAGGGTGCAGTGTTTCAATAGACAACCATTAAGTATAAGTTGGAATACGATTAATGAACCAGGATATGTTGCTAATCAAAATTATGTATTGTTCACAACAGCTACTCAACAGTATCCTAGAGGAACTTTTGAATATTATTGGGGTGGTGTTAAAGTAGGAACACTTAATATTGAAGGTGCTAGTGTTACTTACATAGAATCTGAGGATGGAAATTACAGATATGATTCTCACACCCAAGTTGGTGGAACAGGTTCAAATTTCTATACAATATCAAGGATAAAGCGTAGTCCTCAAATAAACTGGAAGGAAAACCCTGCTGGTGTTGCATTTGAGATCTATACTTATGATAATGATGGAAATAAGGTAGTTGCAGTTGATTCTAGTCCTCTTGGTTCTGAAGGTACTGTATGGGGTGCTGCCCAATTTAGCTACTCTGTTGATAATGTTAATTTAGCAGATCCACTTCACAACGTAGATGGATTCTCTACTCCAGTTGATCCTAGTTTCGCTGTTCCTAGAGCATTATCTTCTTCTGGTTATGAGATAATAGGACAACCAACAGTACCAACAACTTATACAGTAAGAGCTAAGAATGGTGGAGGAAGCACCACAGCAAGTAAAGACATTAAATAATACTTGACACTGTTCGAGATTCCTGTTATACTTTTATTATGAAATTTACTCTTGCTATAGGAAACCCTCCTTATGGTGTAGGAGGGAATCTTGCTATAAAGATATTAAATAAAACTTCTGAGATCACAGATGATATTAGGTTTGTATTACCTACATCTATGAGGAAACCTTCTT